TTTACGCAAGCGTTGGAGGGCAGCGGATCTAGAACAGGAATCTAGATGGCAAGCCCGAACCTTTCGGAAATCATCACCACGACGGCCCGCAATCGCAATAAGAAGCTGGCCGACTCAGTCTCGAAGAACAACGCTCTGCTCAACCGTTTGGAAGAGAAGGGCAACGTCAAGCCGTTCAGCGGCGGTCGCACGATCATCGAGGAAATCGACTACCAAGAGAACGCGAACTATACGCGTTACGCTGGTAACGATGTCATCGGCATCGCGCCGTCCGACGTGATCACGGCGGCTGAGTTCGACATCAAGCAGGCTGCGCTCTCGATCCAGATCTCTGGCCTCGAGCAGTTGCAGAATGCCGGTCCTGAGCAGCTCATCGACTTGCTCGAAGCTCGCTTCAAAAACGGCGAGCGCACGATGCGCAACAACATCTCGCTGGACTGCTACTCGGACGGCACCGCCGCGACCGGCAAGCAGATCGGCGGCCTGAAGGCGCTGGTCAGCTCCACGCCCACATCGGGCACGGTCGGCGGTATCAACCGCGCGACTTGGACCTTCTGGCGCAACGTGGCCTCCACGGGTAACTCGTTCACGTCGGCCGCTGTCGGCGCCAACATGGACAACCTCTGGGTCCAGTTGATCCGCGGCAAGGACCATCCGGACCTGATCATCGCCGACAACACGGCATGGTCGGTCTACCTGCAGTCGCTGGTAAGCATCCAGCGCATCACGACCGATAAGGCGGCCTCGCAGGGCTTCTCGAGCCTGGAATACATGGGCGGCCTCGCCCAGGTGGTCCTAGACGGCGGCTTCGGCGGCGGCATGCCCTCGAGCCAGTTCTTCTTCCTGAACACGGACTACATCTTCCTGCGTCCGCACCGGGAACGGAACTTCGAGCCGATTGGCGGCGATCGATTCTCCACCAACCAAGACGCGGTCATCCAGCTCGTTGGATGGGCCGGCAACATGACCATGAGCAATGCCTTCCTGCAGGGCGTGCAGACCACCTAATCAGGAAAGCAAAGGAACACACACATGGCTAATAATTGGGTTTCTCAGGACACGATCCTGGGTTCTTCGGCTCCCTTCACGGGGCCTGACACTGCCGTGCTCAGCACCTCGGGCCTCACGAACTATGGCCCGCTGGTGAAGCCCGGCACGATCAAGCGCTTTGAAGACCAGACGGGCAAATATGGTGCCGGCGAGTTCATCTACCTGCCGGGCGTCACCAACATGGTCGCCGGCTCGGTCGTGAATTACGTGATCAGCGCGGGCGTTACGGCCGCGACGGATGCGACGGTCACGCTCTGGACGGGCGGCGCCAACTCTGGCGATGCGCTCGCGGTTGCCACTGTTGCCAATACCTCGACCACGACTTGGTCTTGGTATCAGGTGCAGGGCGCTGCGGTCGTCAACACCACGTTCAGCGTGGCGGCCGGCGACAAGGCTTACTACGGCGGTTCTGCCGGTTTCTGGCAGTCCACCGCAGTGGGCGGCAAGCAGGTCATCGGTGCCAAGGCAACGTCGGCCAACGGCGTGCCGGTTGCGGGACAGGCGGTCTACCTGATCGACTTCCCGAACGTGCAGTCGCAGATCACCTAATAGGGGTGTACTGGCGGGGGCTCATCCCCCGCCTCTTTCTTTCTATCCTTTCAACCGGACCCCCTCATGGGTATGGAGGCAAAGTGGCAGATCCGTTGTTTTTCAAAGCGGCTGACGGCAATTACGTTTATTTCGAGTGGGTTCCTACCGAGAACAAGCAGGAGTCCGACAAAGAGGGACGCCCGATCTATGACAAGACGCTGATGATGCATGTCACCAGCCCCGGGCAGACCCGCACCATTCCATCCTTCTGGATCAAGCGCATCTCGCTTGAGGGAAAGGAGGTGATCAATCGCGAGTATATGGCGCGGTATTCCGATCAGGTGAAGAAGTTCATCGAGGCCGAGGAAGGCGGCAAGATGGAGGGCACGCCGCTCGAGCAGCTTCCGTTCCTTGACGTGCATGTGCGCGCGATGCTGCGCTCGCAGAACATCCACACCGCCGAGGCGCTGGCCGAATTGCCCGAGAACGGCGTTGCAAACGTCGGCATGGGTGGCCGAGAGTGGAAGATGAAGGCAGCGGCTTGGATGGAGTCCGCCAACGGCGGCGCTCCGCTGGTCCGCATGGCCTCCGAGAACGCCAAGCAGGCCAAGCAGATCGAGAGCCTGCAGCGGCAGCTTGCAGAACTTGCCGGCAAGTTCGAAGGCATTGAAGAAAAGAGGGGCCCCGGTCGCCCGCGCAAGGTCGCAGAAGCTGAGGCAGCCTGATGGCGGACGAGAGTCCCGTCCAGGCGCTTAGGCGAGCATTGCAACGCGCAATGCAGCCGGGGCTTGGTTCGGCCTACATGCCGAGCCAGCAGCCCACGCTGCCGACCCCTCCGACTCCCCAGCCTGCCTATCAGGCGCCCTTTGCCGGGCTGCATAATGAGCCGCTGCCGCCGTTCCAGCAGCCGCAGGGGTTGGCCGCCTACCAGCCGCCTGTAATCCCGGGTCCGCAGGGCAGCTACGGACCGGGCGGCGGTGCTGGTCCCCAGCTTCCGCCGCCTCCGCCGGGGATGGCTCCCCTTCAAGCGCCCCCAGCGCAATGGCAGGGTCTTGGCTTAGGTGATCAGAACCGCGTCAATGCCTTTGATCCGACGAGGGACGCGAACGACCCCCGCAATGTCAACATGGTTGATCCGAACGGCCAGGTAAATGCGCTGCAAGGTCCAATGATGCCGGCACCGGGAGGCGTAGGGCCCTACATCCCGCCGGGCTATCAGTGAGCTGCCTGACTATCGTCCAGAATGTCTGCGGGCGCCTGCGCATTGCCAAGCCCGCAGCGGTCTGGTCATCGACAGACGTGCAGATCATCCAGATGCGCGATCTGTTGAATGAGCAACTGATCGACCTGAAGAACTTCCCGGATAACACTTGGCAGTCGCTGACGATCGAAACAAGCTTCTCGACTGCGGCGGCTAATGACCAGGGCGCCGTGCCGTCTGACCTGAACTACATCATTCCCATGTCGATGTGGAACCGCACCATGAATCGGCAAATCTGGGGGCCGATGGATGAGCAGCAGTGGCAGCAGGAACTTGCCGGGCCGACCTTCACGAGCCCGTACTATGCTATGCGGCTGCGCGGCAATCATATCCTGCTGACGCCCGTTCCGGCGGCCGGCAATTCGGTCTTTTACGAATACATCACCAACAACTGCGTCTATGGCGGTGGTGGCTCGACGCTCAACCAGACGGCCTTCGCCGCAGACGCCGATACGCCAGCATTCCCTGAAAACCTTTTGGAGCTAGGGCTACGTTGGATGTTTCTGCGCGCGAACGGTTTCGATTACTCGCAGGAGTACGACGCGTGGATGACGCTTTTGCTATCGACATCCGCCCGGAACAAGAGCGCGCAACGGCTTAGCGCCAGCGAGCGCTACCCGTGGAATCGCCGGACGCCGTTCATCCCCTTGGGCAACTGGAATGTCTGATGCCCAACAGCATCCAGATCTATTCCGGGGATGTGATATTCAAGCAACAAGTCCAGAAAGCGTTCTCAACGCTACCGGCCTCGTGGCTGACAGCCAATTTCGCCTACACAATTACAGCCCTCAGCTCTGGGGCCGTAACGAGCATCACGACAACCACCGCCATAAGCGGCGCCGTCCCGGGCGTGGGCCAGATGGTCCTGCCGCCTCAAATGTCGGTCGATACCAAGGGGCTTAACGCCTACGGCTGGGTTAGCAGCACCGGCAACGTCTCGTTCATCTGGCATAACCCGACCGCAGGCTCTATTAGCGCCATAGCGGGGAATGTCTATCTCGCGGTGCTGACGCCATGACGGATTACAGCAAACTCTCGGACGCCATGATGGGCAACTACAACGCCGCAAACCAGGCGTTGAATATGACGCCGCAGGAACAGGCGCTCTATCAGTTGCATCTTTCCAATCTGTGGGGAAGCGGAGGCGTCAATAATCCGGATGGCAGCCGATCGACGCTCTATCAGATGACTCGCTCGCCGGATGGCAGCAATTTCTACAACGTCCCCACCGTCTCCAACGGCCAGATCCTGTCGCCCGATGTGGCATGGCAGCAGGCGCAGCAGCAGGGCCTTAGTCAGTATCCGTCCTATCCGAGCCCAGAGGCTGCGGATGCCCGTTATATGCAGATGCATAATTATATGGATCAGGACACGGGTGCCTATTTCGGTGTCCGCAACGGTCCTGCAGCGGCGCAACAGTTCGACCCGAATGACCCCGTGAATGCGCGACTGTTTGCGGCGCTGCAGGGGTCGCAATGAGCTTCCTTCGCGCATCTCGCGTCTCGCCCGCGTCGCAAGCCAAGGGCGCCCAGACGGTACCTTATACGGTACCGGCCCCTACGGGCGGCCTGAACGCGCGTGAAGGCTTCACGCAGATGGCACCAAACGATGCGGTGACACTCACCAACTGGTTCCCGGAGGCCCAGTACTGCGCTGTCCGCAATGGTTCGGCCTCGTGGATTGGTGGCATGGGTTCAAGCACCACCGTCCAATCGTTGATCCCTTGGTACAATCCCGCGGGCTCGGACAAGATGTTCGCTGCGGCTGGCACCAAGATTTACGATGTCAGCAACTCTGGTGGTTCAGCGTCCTCGGTCGTCACCGGCCTGACGACTGCTATCTTCCAGTGGACGAACTTTACGACGCCCGGCGGCAGCTTCCTGGTGGCCTGCAACGGCGTTGACCACGTTCAGAACTACAACGGTACGAGCTGGACGAATCCCTCCATCACGGGCGTTGCGGATACGACGCTGATCGGCGTGACGCCCTTCATGAATCGCTTGTGGTTCATCCAGAACAACACGCTCAACCTCTACTATCTGGGCACGCAGAGCATCTCGGGTGCGGCGACGCAGTTCCCGCTGGGCTCGGTGTTTCGGCTTGGCGGCCAGATTATGGCAATCGGCGACTTCAGCTATGACGCGGGGGATGGCCAGTACGCCTACTTCGTCATTATTACCAGCAATGGTGAGGTTGCAGTCTATCAGGGCACCGACCCCTCGAGCATTACGACATGGAACCTCGTGGGCGTCTATCGAACGGCCAACCCGATTACTCGCCGCTGCATCATCCGGCTGAACGGCGACCTCGGCATCCTGACGGTTGACGGTGTCATCTCTCTCCGCGGGTTGCTCCAATTCGATCGCTCGAGCGACCAGAAGGCCGCCGTCACGGGCAAGATCCAGACGCTATTCAGCACCCTGGCGCAGTCCTACAGCGCCAATGTGGGTTGGGACATGATGCTGTACCCCCAAGCCCGTTACCTGATCGTCAACGTCCCGGTCGTTAGCAACAGCCAGCAGATCCAGCTCGTCATGAACACGGTTACGGGCGCGTGGTGCAAATTCACCGGCCTAAACGCTTGGTGTTGGGGCACGGCCAACGGGCTGCTCTATTTCGGCGGCAATAACGGGACGGTCTATCAGGCGAACACGGGCACGACGGACTCAAGTGCGACCATTACCGCGACCCTGCAGACGGCGTGGAACCTGTTGGGCTCTCCGGAAAAGAAGATGGCACCGCAGGTAAAGCCCATCATGCCGAGCGGCGGCGGCATGTCTTACACCTTGGGCGTCAATTGGGATTTCGACA